CTATAAGCTCGAAAGAAAAGGGATTAAGCATTAAGTAAGACTATAAGTCAGAAAGCAACTATCTCAATTTAAGTACGTCAATGACAGAAAGTAATTGTGATGCAAAAGAGGTGCGAAGTAAGTCAAAAAAGACTGAAGTATCCTCGAAAATGGAACGTGAGCGGAGTATTAAAGTGTTGGCACACTTTAATAAAAAGCAATTGGAGTATGTTCAAAAGACATACTTTGATTATGAGGTGATCACTGGCAATGATCACCACAATCATCCAATCGCTGCCCTGGAACGGAAGATAGTGGAACGGAAAATAATAAGTAAGCTACGGTCAGTTGAGTCCGACGGTTGGATTCACGACATCGGCGGCTCAGCTGTTCGTAACCGAAATCGTATGAAAGTACATTCTACTTGCCCAGTTCTTACTCCTGAAGATGAAGTGAGGGATTTATCCTTCATTGGGATGCCAAATTACTGTAAACATAAAATACAAGATTGTAATTGTTTACCAATAGATGAGATTTCTGGATATATGTCAATCCACTCTCTCTATTATTTGACCCCAAAAGATGTTCATCATCTTCTTTGGAGAGGGCGTGCGCGTGTGATGATGGCAGCAGTGCACATGTTTGAGTCGACAGCAGGAAGTTTTTGCAATGGAGAAATTGTGTATCATCTTGACTCAAACATGAACATCGTGTGTAATGCTGCTGGCACGCTATCAGCTTATAAGCATGATTCGATGCAATGGTTACGTGATGAATTTTTTAACTTTGATGGGAAATCGATCTGTTGGAAAATGGAGAAGTATGGTGACACTTGGATTGTCACATTTGTGCGTACTACTCTTCAACGGAATTATACGATTTCACATCAAACGATTAGTCAATTTATTGACAGACCTAGTGGCCAAGAAATACCTTTAAGTGGATTTGTTAATGGGAAATTAACATCACTGAAGGCTATTGGCATCGGACAGTTTATAATTTGGAATAAAGCTTCAGGTATCAATGTGGTGGTACCCGTAACTTTGATTAACTATGGGCGTCGTTGTATTATGGGGCAAGTGCGTAATGAAGATTCCTTTCAAGACTTGGTACAAAAGTTAAAGGTATTCGTTTCGAAGAACAACCTCGAGTACAAGGGAAGTCCATTATCTGTTGAAGTTATCCTATATGCTGCTAAAACTGCCTTTTTAGCAGATATTGGAGTGGAGAATGGAGTTTATTCCGAACTGATTGGTAACTTGAAGACCTTTGCGCAACACGATAAAAATCGTCACTTCAAGAAACCTTCTCTCATGCCCACTATAGTGGGTACTATCGGAACAGCCATTTTAGCTAAACATGTTGTAAATACCAAGATAGGTCTGGGTATATTGGCCGGCGGGTTAGTATATCAACTCTTTATGTATTCAAGACAACAAGCTAAAAGTAAAGAACCTCAGTATCGAAATGTTGTTCAGGAGCAATATGAACAACATCGAGTGAGTGCTGTGACTGTTAATGACAACGATGTGGATGAGTTACCAACTACAACCACTGAGAGACCGTTATTACCAATCAGACAAGATTGTGGAATTCGAGTAGGGGAAATTGATAAACCTACTGATTTGGTCAAGAAGGGTCTATTTAAGTTTGGACCTGGTTTGGAGGGACATATTCCTATTGTTTATGCTAATAATCAAAAGAATATGGAAACAGCTGTTACTAACAGATGTTTAACTCCTAACACCTTCCCAATTGATGGGAAGTTTGATCAATTGGATTACAACCAGTATCTTGATTTTTCGTTATTACTTACGATACCTGAGGTGTCGTTTCGTAATTGGAATCGTGACTTTCCAAAGGGTCGTCGAGATCAACATATCAAAGCAAAGAAAATATTGGAAGAGGAACCTATTTCATTGAATGACTTAACCCGCGAGTCTTTTGTTAAGGTTGAAAAGTACAATAAAAGTAATGTTTTGGAAGTTGAATACGGTGATCCGCGATTAATTCAGGGTGTTGGACACAAAGCAAATGTTGTTTTGGGACCTTCAATGAAGAGATTTGCCAAATTTCTTAAGAAAAATTGGGGGTGTGAAGCTTTTAAAAGTGAGTACATGAATTGGAAAGATATAAATAGAAGTATCTATTATTTTTCTGATAATTCTGAAACAGCAGGTGCTTGGTGGGATGGAATCCATCAGTTGAGCGACCCCGGCATACATATGATTGTATGTGGAGATGACATGCTTGCATTAGTTATCCCCAGGACCGGTAAAATTTTTTATGTGGAAAATGATTTTTCTAGATTTGATAAAACCATCCAAGCACCAGCATTGGATTTTGAACAAGAAATATATGAAGCCACTAACTACTTTGATAAAGATGCATTGTTTGTGATCTCTAACCAGAGAAGCTCCAGAGGTAGGAGCCGATTGCAAGTACACTATAATTCACCTGATGGTCGTAATTCTGGTGATCCTAATACATCCTGTGGAAACAGCATGCTTAATGGTATGATTAGTATGGAAATATTAACTGAAGTATTGTTTGGATCAAGTGTACCTGAAGATTGTCTAGTAAGAATTGAACAAGAATATTTGGAATATGGATTAATTGCTAAATCTAAAATTAGTAGTGATCCGAGTCAAGTTGAATTCTGTTCTAAGCTCTTTTGGCCAACTTCTGATGGAACTGTTTTAGGACCAAAACTTGGGAGAGTTTTACCTAAAATGTGTTATTCAATTAAGCAATTAAACAATCAAGAAATCCTATCCACTATGAAAGGGTGGTTGATCGATGGTTATTTTGTACCTGGATTTGCAGATATAATACTGACATATTTCCCGAGCGTAGCAACGGATACAGTATCTTTATATCATGAAAGCATATATTCAGCCCACTGTGCTAAATATCATCAAGCAACCCAATCAACTCATCTTTTCTTCGAACAAAGGTATGACATAAATGCTAAAACCTTTATCGAACTTGTCAAGAAAGCTGTAGCTAATAAACCTGCGTTTATTCAACTGGGTGTCCTTGAGGACATCTACTCCAAAGATAACTAGTTAATGTGGGGGCGTAAATGGTGAGATATCACGGTAACTATTGCGGCCCAAATTGGAGTGCTGGACGTGATCAACCGTCAGTAGTATCTGATATTCCAGCTGTTGATAGTTTTGATGAAACCTGTAAAGATCATGACGAAAGTTACGCAAAGAATCAAAATTTATTGGAAGCGGATTTGCTGTTTGCAAAAAAGAACATCGGTTATGGACTTAAAAGAACTACAGCAGGACTTCTTGTCGGAGGACAGGGAGTCTTACGAAAGTTTTTACCGAGCGCAGCAAACTCTAGATTAAGAGGTCGGGGACGTAAAATGAAACCCGATCTACAAGTTGAAGAAATTGACTTTGAAATTATTGGAAACCCCAACGAGGGTACATCTGGAAAACCCAAAATGAACCGAAGTAAAGTACGACCAATAGCACCACATCGCGATTTTACATCCTCTATGGATGTTGAAATTCAGCCAAGGGGTACTTTGCGGGAAAGTAAAATGTCTTCTAAAAAGAAAAATGGAAAGAAAAATACAACGAGAAATGTTAATAGAGTCTCTAAAAATGCCAATTCCACTGGGACCAAAGGAGTATCGAATAATCTTGCGGTTAATTCGATGCAAACTTTCATTAAGAGCACTCCAATTAGAACACTGCACGCTGGTCGACACTCCGAAACCGTTGCTGGCGTTGTTTTCCTGTCCTCTTTATCAACGTCGTCTAAGACGGAATCATCATTAGATGATTTAGCTTTACAAGCTTTGGTTCAGTTGAATCCTGGAAACTTTGGCAGTTCTATATTGTCTAACGTGTCTAAATTTTACGAATGTTTTAAGTTTACACGTTTACGAGTGCACTATTTAACAGCATCAGCAACCACAACTGCTGGTACTGTAGTGATTTCTCATCAACGAGATCCTCTTAATGAAATTCCGTCCAGAGGTTACACCTCAACGAATTTGTATACAGCTTTATTTGCTAGAGAGAATACCATCATGGGGCCCATTTGGGAAAATAGTTATATGGATATTCCTTTAGTACATAAGGCTGACGAATGGTTTTATACTGACTCTAAATATGGTCACACAATTAATGAATTGTACCAAGGTTATATTTTGGCTTATTCCGATCAAGAAAGCGGAACACCGGGAAGGCTAATGTTGGAATTTCAAGTGGAATTTCAAAACAGAGCTGTCGAAATAGGCCCTAATGTACCGAGAGCTATTGCTCAGAAAGTGTCCTTAACAGTCTCGACTGCAACAGCTGGAGATGTTGCAGGGATAACAGGTAGCAGCCCTGGAATCGCAGATGAAACAATTTGGTGTTTCTATTTAGATCCAGGTGCTAGTACATATGGAACTGGCGCTGACTTGGATGACGTTTTTACTACATATGCTGGAGAACATTATCATATGGGTTATGGAGCTCCTATTTTTATTACACAAACATCAGATGGCAATAATTCAGCTTTTTACCTCACAATTGAAGCAGCGATAGGTAGAGCACAACCGCTAAAAATGAAAAATACAACAACAACTACTAGTACACTAATTGGTATTGGATATCAAGTTGTACAAGATCTACTGGAAGTAACAGGACTATAAGTTTTGGTTAATTTTGCTATATGAAAATTAACACCGCCCAAACAAGGTTAGATCACCTTGGCCAAAAAGTATCAAATGGAG